GTTGCAATTCCATAAGCAACTACAATTTGAAGATCTAGGTAATGATAAAATTCTCCCGTGGTTAAACAGCATGGGATATAGTTCTCATTGGATAGAGTTCTTTTATACTCCTCCACATGAGGATGGTATTGTGCATTCTGATAATATTGGTGATTGGTCTTGGGCAAAAATAATATATCAAATAGGTGCTAAAGGAAGTACTATGAGATGGTGGTCTTCAGATAAAGCATTTGAAGTTAGCACCACAGATGCACGAGCAGGTGGTGATAGAACAGATGATCACTATCACGGTAAAGTATTAGTTGCTAGACCAGAAGAGTCTACTCTTGAACATGAAGTTGATGTTGGTACTTCTAGTCTTATTAATGTTGGTCCTCTGCATAGTTCTCATAACCCTACAGATGAAAAGAGATTTACTATTACTATTGCTTTAATAGACAAGGATAAAGATTATGAACACAGAATCCTTTGGGATGAGGCAATAGAATCATTTAAACCTTACATAGTTCCTTCATCTGATTCTTAAGTAGACCTTTGCGTCTTAAGATGAAGACCTCATGTGGGTTATTTTTGTCGAAATTTTTAAATTCAGTATCAATAAGATATTCAATATCTTTCTCTTCCCATGTACTTAAATCATAGTTGGATTTAAATGTATGAGGGTATGTCATATTCTCATCAAAGATAAAGCATCTTTGTGCTTCTAATATATTATCATCTATTGGAGATTTAACATCACACCATTCTTCAATCATTGGTTGTAATGTTCTAATCATATTTTTTACTTCTGAAAAGATCTCTTCTTTATTATTAAACATAAAGGCAAAACTTCCTGCATGTAATGTATGACCATGTTTACCTGTATCTAATATTTTTCCAGTCTTCATGTAATGATTAACTGAATTAAAGATCTCTCTATAATGATCTCCTAGTTTACCTTTGTTACTTCTAACATAATCAAATAAAGCATCATAGAATCTTCTATAAGATATTCCTAACTTATAATGGAAGTATTTTGCTATCAGTTGAGTATAACCAGCAATATGGAACTGAACAATTAACCAACCATACATGTATGATTCAATCAATTCATCATTGGTCATTGTATTAGTCTCAGAGATGAGTTCTATTATCTCTACTACTCCGTTATAATCTCTATCATTACCAAAAGAAACATAGTCTTCTGACTTGATAGTTTTTATTCCATGCATTTCTCTTGATAGTTTGCTATTGAGTTCTGTGTTACCAAATAATTGACAGAACCAAATATCAATTGATTCATGTTGACCACATTCAAGAACCTTTGAGAACCCTTCCTTCCAAGAATCTAAAGTCTCTTCAGGTAACCCTAAAATAAATTCAGTATATGTTTTAACACCATATTCTCTACTTTTTTCTATCTGTTCAGATATTTTATTAACCTTCATATTCTGTCTTTTAATTGCCTTAAGTGTAGGTTGATTCATACTTTGAACACTTATAGTGACTCCTCTACTAATGTCACCAACTATTTTTGCAATCTCAAAAACAACTTCTGTTGAGTTCTTAGAGTACTGTATATTGATTGCTTCTAAATTACCTTTATCTGCTGCTTCTCTAAACATCTTTGCAATCTCAACATCTCTATCTCTAAAGATACCAAAGTTGGCATCAGCATTAAATATGAATCCAACATTATGATTACCTGCCCATTCAATGTCCTGTTTGACTCTATCAAGGTCAAACTTTTTAATTTTCTGATATGTCATTCCACCCCAATCACAGTACGTACACATATGTGGACAACCACGATTAGTTTCCATAGTCATAGCCCACATGACATCAGGATTATTCTGAATGATATCATCAAAAAGACCACTTTGATAAGGACTAGGGAAGTCCAATACTTCAATTCGCTCTTTAGTATAGAGTCGTTCAATACTTTCATTATTTTTAATTTTTATTAGAAGATTATAGAATGACTCTTCACCTTCAGAGATGATAATGGTGTCTATAAAGTCATACTCAAGTAAATGTTTTGTTCCTTGAGGACCACCAAATTCAATAATACAATCTGGATACTTCTCTTTGATTAATTTAGCTACATGTAAATTATAGCGTTCATTCCAAATATAACAACTAAACGCACATATTGCTGGATTATCTAAACGATCTAATATATCTGCTGGATCTTCTCTTCTGAATATAAACTCTTTTAATTCAAAGTTATCTGTAATATCTTTGAACTGACTACAATAACTCCATAGACACCCTACACTATAAGGCAACCAGTAGGTGTCTTCTTTTCTTATTTCCACAGCATACTGTGGTTGGAACATATAGACGTTCTTCATGGTTTTATTAGTTTGTTTTTTAAAAGATTCTTTCTTTTAAGAACCCATATATCATCACGTTCTTCATCACTCCTAGGATTATCTATAATATAAAACTCTTTATCATGCATAATTGTGAATGGATATTCTGTTTTTGGATCATAAACAGTTTTTTGTTGTAGTTCAAATAATGATTTAGATACAGGTAAAATAGATTTTACAAAATCAAATACTTCAGTCTTATTATTCCAGAATAAATCAAAGTCGGTTCCCATACTTAATTCTAAAAGATGACCTTTATCTTTATCAGATATTAACTGACCCGTAGTTAGGTAAGTGGTAACTCTTTTTTTAATTTCCTTAAAATGATTTCCAAATAAACCAGTATCATTCCTTAGACATTCAAACATATTATCATAGTACTCTCTATATGATAAATTCGAGTATTCAGATAAGACATGAGTAAATCCATTAATATGGAACATTATAACCATCCAAGCATATAGATATGATTCAATCATATCCTCAGTTGTCATACTATCTGTTTGATTTACAATCTCAACTATTTCTTTAATAGAGTCTTCTTTATTAGTGAATGAGACATAATCTGTGGCATTAACAACTTTAATTCCATACTTCTCTCTATTGAGATTTAATTCTGTGTTACCAAATACCTGACAGAACCATATGTCAATGCTATCTTGACCAGCCTCAAGTAACTCACATAATCCAGTTTTCCATGATTCTACTGTCTCTTCTGGAAGACCAAGAATCATTTCTGTATATACATTAACACCTTTTTCTCTTGCCTTCTTAACAAATTCTTTTGCCTTTTCTTTTGTATTGTTTTGTCTTCTAATTGCTTTTAGAGTTGGTGAGTTCATACTTTGAACACTCATAGTCACCCCTCTTCTATCATATGGACCTAATGCTTTACTAATATCAAAGATAACATCAGTAGAATTTTTAGTGTATTGTACTGTAAGATCATCTATAATTTCTAATGGATGGTCTGCTGCCTTTCTAAGCATCCTTGCAATTAGTAAATCCCTGTCTTTAAATATTCCAAAGTTTGCATCTGCCATCATTAGGAATCCTACTTTATGAGTAGACATCCAGTTAATATCTGCTTCTACTTGAGTAAGATCAAATTTTTTAATCTTATCCATCCATGTACCCCAGTCACAAAAGGTGCAGTGATGAGGACATCCTCTAGTAGATTCTACTAATGTAGCCCAGTGATAATTAGGATTATCTTTTACGATTTTATCTAATACACCAGAAGTATATGGACTTTCATACGTAACTTCCTTTATTTGTTCTCTCTCATAAATCTCTTTTATGTGACATGAATTTTTAATTCTATTGAGAATATCAACAATAGGTTTTTCACCTTCACCTAAGATTACACAGTCAATAAAATCATTCTCTATTAAACCTCTAGTTGATTGAGGTCCACCAAATTCAATAACACAGTCTGGAAATTTATTTTTAATTAGTCTGGCAAGATATAAATTATACTGCTCATTCCAAATGTATGTACTGAATACACATAATACTGGATCATCTATCCTATCTAAAATCTTAAAAGGATCTTCTCTTTTAAATATAATCTCACCTAATTCAAAACCTTCAGTATGTTTAGATGCATAACTCCACAGACATCCAGCAGCATAGGGTAACCAATAGTTCTCTATACCTTTAATGAATATTGCATGTTGTGGTTGAAATAAGTAGACTTTATTAGACATTAATCGTCTTCTGTTTCTTCAATGTAGAATCTACCATCATTGACAAGATGTGCTATTGCATCATCATTGTCTGAACGTGTGTTAAACGGTCCAGGATAATCTGTATCAATTTTAGACATTTTATCAGGTTTCTTGCTTCCCATGTTCCTATTCATTATATCACATGATATATTTAGACTAAATAGATAGGTAAATTAATGTTAAAGACAATGGATGAACTATTGGATATGGTTGTAAATGATGCGTCACCAGCAGAAGTGACTGATAAAATCAAAGACATCCTTTACACAAAATCTTCAGAAAAGATTGAAAATCTTAGACCTGATATCAATACTACGTTCGTAAATGGTGGTGGATCAGAGTCCGCTGATGAGGCTGGCGAAGAGTAAATCAATAAATAATAAATAAAGCGATTAATTGATCCGATGAAACTCATAAGAGAAGAAATTGAATCTGTTGAAATTATCACTGAAACGGTTGGTGGTAAGAAGAATCTTTTTATAAAAGGTGTATTCCTTCAAAGTGAAATGGTAAACCGCAATGGTCGGTTATATCCATTTAACATAATGGAAAAGGAAGTCAACAGGTATAACAAGGACTACGTTCAAAAAGGACGTGCTCTTGGTGAATTAGGTCACCCAGATGGACCTACCGTAAACCTCGACAGAGTATCACACAAGATCACTGATCTTAGGCAAGAAGGTAAAAACTTCGTTGGTAAAGCTCAGATCTTATCTACACCTATGGGTAAGATTGCAGAATCACTATTGAAGGATGGGGTAACTTTAGGAGTATCTTCTAGAGGTATCGGTTCTTTAAGGGATAATACCAAGGGTTATAAAGAAGTCGGTGAAGACTTCATGTTAGCTACTGCTGCAGATATAGTCGCTGATCCATCTGCACCTGATGCCTTTGTTCAAGGTATTATGGAAGGAAAAGAGTGGGTTTGGGATGGTGGACTCCTAAAGGAAAGACTCGCTAATCAAACACGAATTAAAATAGAACGTGCAAGTAGGGCAAGAGATTTAGAAGAACAAAAACTTGGTTTATTCCAAGACTTCCTAAACTCCCTATAGAATATATACATACAAATTTTAATATTGTATAAATAAATATAGATTTCTACTCATAAGAAACTCGGAGAAAACTCAAATGTCTAGTGACAAAAACTTACAGGAAATGGAAGCGGGCACGAAGCAATCCTCGACAGCGGTCAATTCTGGCGCAAGTGCTGGCGATCCAATGCCTAAGCTCACCACTGGGGGAACACCTCAGTCATGGGAAGACCTAGGCGGTCCTTCACCTACTAACTACAAACCTGATGACAATTCAGCTGCGCTGAAAACACCTGGTTCTACACTTAAGCAAGTTAAGGACGTAGTTACTAATCGTAAAGGTAAAAAAGACGGATCATCACCTGCTGATGTTGGCGTTGGTAAAAAGTTGAACAATGTTCCAGAGGAAGAAGAAGTGAAACTCGAAGCCGATCAGGAAGTTGTCGCAGAAGACGAAGTAACAACAGACGAAGTTGTTGCTGAAGAAGAGTCAACCGAGACTGAAGAAGTCGTTGCTGAAGAAGAAGCAACTGATGCAGAAGATTCTGCTGAAGTAGTTGCTGAAGAAGAAGCAGAAGAAGAAGAGTTAATCGACGTTGAAGAAGACGTTGCTGCACTTCTAGATGGAGAAGAACTCAGTGAAGAGTTCCAATCTAAAGCTCGTACAATCTTTGAAGCCGCTCTCAGATCTAAAGTATCTGAAGTTAAAGAAGCGATGACAAAGAATTTCGAGGAGACTTACGAGTCTAAACTAGTAGAAGAGGTAGATGCAATTCGTGGTTCTATCACAGAACGAATTGATTCCTATCTTGAGTATGTTGCTGATGAATGGGTTCAAGAGAACCAATTAGCAGTCGAGTCTGGTCTTAAAGCAGAGATGACTGAATCATTCTTAAGCGGCATGAAAAAGCTTTTTGAAGATCATTATGTACAAATCCCTGAAGATAAATATGATGTCCTTGAGAATATGGTAGAAAAACTTGATGATATGGAAACCAAACTCAACGAACAGATCGAGAAGAACATCACATTGAATAAGAGACTCGCTGAGTCTGTTGCTCAAGAGATATTCTCCGAAGTGTCTGAAGGTTTGGCACTTTCACAAAAAGAGAAGCTTGCTTCCTTGGCAGAGAGTGTTGAGTTTGAAAGTGACGCAGAATATCGTGAGAAGTTGGAGACATTGAAGGAATCTTATTATCCTTCTAAAGGAAATTCTCCACAGGCAAAAACTGAAACCCTTTCTGAGGGCGTAGATGTTGCTGATGAGTATAGCTCACAGTCAATGAATGCCTATCTAAAGACACTTTCAGGATTAGCTAAGAAGTGAATTTAATATTATTAATTCAAACAAAAAACACATTTAGGTAAACAAGCAAATGTTTCAATCAGAAGCACTGCAGGAAAAGTGGGGTCCAGTACTCGACTATGACGGTCTAGAGAAAATCGAAGACTCTCATAAGAGAGCTGTTACCGCAGTCTTGCTAGAAAACCAAGAGAAATTTTTAAGAGAGCAATCAGCATTCTCAAATGGAATGTTGACCGAAGCTGTACCAACCAACGCTGCTAACGCTGCAGGTGCTGGTGGTGGATTCGGAGCCGATGCCGCTGCAGCAGGTCCTGTTGCTGGTTTCGACCCTGTTCTAATCAGTCTAATACGTCGTGCAATGCCTAACTTGGTGGCATATGATCTTGCTGGCGTACAACCAATGAGTGGTCCTACTGGACTTATCTTCGCAATGCGTTCACGCTACACTAACCAAAGCGGAACAGAAGCATTCTACAACGAAGCAGATACAGCATTCTCTGGACAAGACGATGGTCTTGATGAGACTAGTGGATTCTCTGACGGCGTTGCTGGAATGGGTACTACTTCACAAGCAGGTAGCAACCCAGGACTTCTTAACCCTGTTGGTACTGCAGTCTCTACTGGCTACAATGTAGGTCAGGGTATGAAGACTGGAGACAGTGAGAACCTTGGATCAGGAGCTGGCGACCAGTTCAATGAAATGGCATTCAGCATCGAGAAAGTTCTCGTTGAAGCCAAGTCAAGAGCCCTAAAGGCAGAGTACAGTTTAGAATTGGCTCAAGACCTCAAGGCGATCCACGGATTAAACGCTGAAGCAGAACTTGCTAACATCCTTAGTACTGAGATACTTGCTGAGATTAACAGAGAAGTTATCAGAACTATCTACAAGGTTGCTGAACAAGGTGCTGCTGCTAACACTGCTACTTCAGGTGTCTTTGACTTAGACATCGACAGTAATGGTCGTTGGTCCGTTGAGAAGTTTAAAGGTCTCTTATTCCAGATCGAGCGTGATGCTAACGCAATCGCACAAAGAACTCGTCGTGGAAAGGGTAATGTGGTTATGTGTTCTGCCGACGTTGCTTCTGCATTGTCAATGGCTGGAGTACTAGACTATACACCTGCTCTTAACGCTAACCTTAACGTTGATGACACAGGCAATACATTTGCTGGTGTTCTACTCGGTAAGTATAGAGTTTACATCGACCCATATTCAGCAAACGTTGCTGCTAACCAGTACTACGTTGTTGGATACAAAGGATCTTCTCCTTATGATGCTGGACTGTTCTATTGCCCTTACGTGCCTCTACAGATGGTTCGTGCTGTGGGAGAGAACACCTTCCAACCAAAAATTGGATTTAAGACAAGATATGGTCTTGTTGCAAACCCATTCGCTGAAGGTACAGATCAAGGTCTTGGAAGACTTAAGGTTAACCAGAACCGCTACTACAGACGTGTTCAAATTAAGAACCTCATGTAATTCAGATATTACATATCTTAAGAGAGACCCTTTACGGGTCTCTTTTTTTATGTCATAATGTACAGGTCAAGGCATCGCTACCTATGACTGCTCTGGAGTAATCTTTGATGGGTTCTATACCAGGGGCGAAGAACCCATCTTTACAATTTACACATTAAGCAAATGTTAAATCAGTAAATAATTATTCAACTTGAGGAATTTGCATGAGTGTCATTATCTACCTAGATCACATTGAAGAACTAGAACAAGAGAATGAAGACCTAAAGCAAGAGGTTATGTACCTCAGAACATTAATAGAATATGATTCAAAATCTACTGCCATCAGACGATCCGCTCTTACACACAAAAATAGATAAGTGTAGTTATAACTTAGATAGATCTAAGTTGTCGTATCAGTTGCATGAAAATATGTTCCACTATAATGGGGTGGGACTATCAGCAAACCAAATAGGTATAAAGGAAAGAGCATTTGTAATGATCTCTGATATGGAGTCTCTAGATACTATTACCTGTTTTAATCCAAAGGTATTAAAAGAATCGAAGAAGAGAGTAAAATTAGAAGAAGGATGTTTATCCTATCCTGATATATTTTTAGATGTTGATAGACCAGAGTCTATTATTGTTAAGTATGAGGATGAAGGCAAGAAATTACATAAGATAAGATTAGAAGGATTCATTGCTAGGATATTTTTACATGAGTATGACCATATGGAAGGTATTGACTTTACTCAAAGATAAATAGTCAAAACGATTGAAACGATGAAACCATCACCAAAACAAGCTCATCAGATCGCCAAAGATTACAAAAGGGTGGTTGAGCATTTAATCTCCGAGCAATACGCAAAAACTGAAAGTGATGCTGATAACATCATTGTCGGAATGAGCGAAGAGTGGTATAATCAGATTATATCTGAATAAAAAATACGAGTGCTTAGACTTGCTGGTGCTCAGATACCTGTAGCATCTAATATACAATTAAACAAAATAGAACTTTTTAAAGCGATTGACTGGGCAAAAGAGAATGGTGTTGACCATCTTCTTACCCCAGAAGGATCGCTTTCTGGGTATCAAGATATAAATGGAAGAGAAAAAGAATTAGTTGATGCATTAAGAGAAGTAGAATTACATGCTAGAGGTTTAAGTCTACATCTAGGAACTATTATAAAAGAGAAGGAAGAGACTGGATATATTAATAGGAATGAGATAAGACATTATAAGAAGGAAGGAGGTCTATCTGCAGTAACTCATAAGACTTATTGTATTCCTCAAGATAGATGTGTAGGTAAAATATGGAGTAAAGGATTAGAATATTTTAATGTAGATGGTAAGTATAAATCTGTTGGTATGATCTGCAATGACATGTGGGGTGCAGCAGATGAGATTGGAATAGGTTTTTGTGAAAGACATCTTGTAGAGTTTAGTATAGAACTTATTTTTCATGCAACTAATGGAATAAAATTCTCTAAGCATGATAAACGTTGGGAAGCATTTGATGCTTACGCTGATGGATTTTTAAGGATGACTGCTTTTAAAAGTAAAGCAATTCTATTAACTGTTGATTCATGTGTTCCTTGGACTTGGAACGGTGAAGAAGATAAGTTAGAAGAGTGTCCTACATCAAGTGAGAGTGGAGTTCTAGACTTTACGGGATGGAAAACAAAAGTTCCTAGATTTGGTAGACAGTATTTTTACCATGATCTTGATATGAAATTACCAGGTAGAGAGAGGTTCAATCGGTATAATGGACGACTAATTGAGCAGTATCCGTACAAAAACCTCAATTTTGATGCCTTAAATGCAGGTTAAGTGCTATATATAATACGGAGCAATAAAACTTATGGACTATAAAAGTTGGATCGGAATTAGTTTAGGAGCAGTCTTTGGTATATCACATATTGGTATGATAGGATTATTAGCAACTAGGAATTCTAATAAAGTACCTTATATAAACCCACCAGTGGGTGACTATACTTCTTATGTTGTCTCAGCAAATGAGGAAGGATACAAGATCAGTTACACTGCTAACGATCCCAAGACAATGCACATCACTAAGGACATCAAGAAGAAGGGTGGTTTCTTAGGACTAGCAAACAATACAACTCAGATTGTTGAGGAGTATGTAATGGATGGTAAGACCAATCAGGGAGGACCTGTCTCTAACAAGAGATCATGGCAAGATCCATCTACTATGACACAAGGTAGTAGTGGTGGTGAAGTATCTGATAAGACTGTTGCCTGTATCGAAGCAGTTGGTGCTGCAAAAGGAACAGGTAGACTCGTAGGAACAAGTGTTGGCACTGCTGCTGCCCCTGCTCTTACTGGTATCCCATTTATTGGTTGGGTTGCTGCAGGTTGGGTAGCAATGTTTGGTGGCAATCAAGGTGCAAACATTGGTGGTGGCATGGCAGAAGAACTCAATGAAAATTGTTAAGACAAATTATGAGTAAATTTCATCCTTTAGTACAAACCCTTGCTAGTAATTTACGTGTTTCAGTTAGTGCATTACCAAAAATAAAACCACTAACTGATCATCTTCATGATAAGCATGGAACAGTTAATGCAGTTTTTGATGATGAAAACTTAGTAATCCATAACGAATTTTTTAAATGTCCTGGTTTACGTAAGATTCATATAGAAACTGCTAAATTGGGTAATTTAGATATTTTACATTCAGTATTTTTTCCAAATCCCAAATATGATTTACCAATCTTTGGTGCTGATATCGTCGCTACTCCTGCAGGAGTTGGGGCTGCTATTGTTGATATATCACCTGTTACTGGATTGTCTGATACAATCACAAGCAAACTAACTAAACTAAGTGGTAAGTATACTTTTAAAGAAGTAAGAGCATTACCTGTTTGGGGTGATGAAATATTCTCACCATATTGTAAATTTGTTCGTCTTAAAAATAAAACAGAGGAAGATAGTTTTGTATCTCTGGTACAAGATTATCTTGATATATTCTGCCATGAGGTAATGGAAAACTCAAAGGAAGCAGATGATGCAAATTGGGTTCCTGTAATGAAGAGATTTGATGGTCAACTTTGGTACTGTAAACAACAAAGGAGGAATGATAAGACCCGTGGAATTCTTTCAAAATGTTTTAATGAACAATGGGCAGATACTTATCTAAACCAGATATTATTTGATGATCCAAAAACACCAGACCATCATGGAATGGGTGCAATGTCAGGAAAATATAGTGAAGAGCATACCGATGAGGGTGAGTGTTCTTAATTACATTTGGTGATGATTGGACTTTAGGAACTGGGGCATGGTATAAACCTGCCATGCCTAGAATTGTCTATGACAATACAGAGGTCAATTATGATGATTCATGGAGAATACTTGTCCGTGATCATTTTGGATGTCAAGATAGTCATATAAATTTTGCTGCATCTAACAGTAGTAATCAAAAACAATTTGCTTTAGCAAAGTC